AAAATGAAACAATTAAGTAAAAATAGATTAGCTATGATAGCTTCTTTAAAGTTACAGAATGTTTCATCTGAAAATGCCCTTAGAATATGGATCAAGTATGAAAACCGTCTCGATTATGTAATTAAACATAATGGGAAACAGTACACTTTAGAACTCTACAAAGATAGTTACAGATTTCTCCGTAATTATCTTCTAAGAATTCCAACTCAACCTATTCCGTTCTGTAAGACAGATAAGTTAGGAATTCCTAAACCCTTGTGGTCATTAAGACCACTCATCAAAGGGGATAGGAACTCTAAACGTCTTGCCCTAAGTATCGCACGTACTTATGAGAAGATCAAACTAAAAATAGATTATAGTAATCTATCAAGTATTACGGACGATTATGATAAGGTAACTTATCATAACGTTCTGAATATTGATAGGACTTTTAATAGATTTCTAGAGAGATTTACACATAAATACCCATGGTACTTAGGTTACTTACAGGAACCGATAGCACCTTGGTCTCAAGTAGGAACAAGTCTATCTAGAGGTCCAAACGGACCTTCAGTAGCTTGTTCCCATCTTGATGCTAAGGCAGTTTATGATGATAAGATTTTATTTAATTCCATTAAGATATTTAATCATGCCTTAGGGCAAGATTGGATAACTCAGTGGTTGATTAAACAATCGAAATCACATAAAACTGAGAATCATTATCTTACTGGAAGATTAGGATTTATATCCGAATCAGCTGGTAAGACAAGGATTTTTGCTATCGGAGATTATTGGAGTCAATTATCATTAAAGCCTATTCAAATTTCTTTGTATAGGACACTACAATCAATAAGTACAGATGCCACAAAGAACCAGGATAAAGGTTTCAAAACCCTTATCAAGGAATCTATTGGGTATCCAACTTATTGTTTTGATTTGTCATCAGCATCAGACAGGATTCCTGCAATAATGCAGAAACACCGTCTTAAGTTGATGTCAAATCAGACTGTAGCCGATAGTTGGTTTTCAATAATGACGGACAGGCACTTTTATGTTAAAAGTACAGGAGAAAATGTTAGGTGGAAGGTAGGACAACCATTAGGTTTACTATCTTCATTTCCATCATTTGCTCTCTGGCACCATGACATCATACAATTATCTTATAATTGGGAGAATTTTCATAAAGGGAAACCTTTACGATTCTTCAAGCAATATAGGATACTTGGTGATGATGTGGTAATCTTTAATACAAAAGTTGCAATGCGCTACCAATGGTTACTTAAACAAATTGGTGTTAAAATCAATTTAGATAAGTCAATCATTGGATCAAGCGAATCATCCCAAATAGAGTTTGCCAAAAGGCTTGCTATAGATGGGAGAGAAATGTCATCAATTAAATATAATATTTTATCAAAATCAGATATACTAAGTATACTTGATCTTGTAGAATTACTATATAAAAGAGATTTCATTTCAACAGATTCAGGTCATTACGGTTTGTCAAAAATCCTTAAATCAGAGGATCTTCGACGCCTTCAATATATGATTTGGCTAAGAACATCTGATGAACCTACCTTAGAATGTAGGTATTCATCCATGATTTTCACTCGTACAGATATAATACAACGTATTATTTCTAAACGAACCAAAAACATAATAGAGAAGGCAATGAAAATTAAACCATTAGACATGGAAGTTGAACTCCCACGTCTTTGTAATGGCTTTCTTGACATTGACGTACCTTGCAATGAGAAGGTCTTGGCAGATAGGAGTATAGGATCCTTGAAAGGATCCCATCCTATTGTGTTGGCTCTAACTCAAACATCACGTGAACTACAATTCCTAATGTTCACAGTACTGGATGATTTAGAACCAGATACTGTTTCTCCGGTTGAATACTTACCAGTAGTATCTTCAAAAAGTTACTTTAACGACCGTAAGGACGTTACAAGATATCTTTGTAAGATAATACTAGAGTCTTTCCAAGAGGCTCTAGATGAAAGAGCATAGGAAGATATTTTATTCTGTAGCCGAG